GGAAGCTGGACGCTGCGCATGGCCGAAAGCTTCGAGAACGTCATTGCATTCGAGCCATCGCGCGAGAATTACGAATGCCTCGAGGCCAACGTGAAGGAATGGCGCGAAACGCACCGTTATCGCGAGTCCGAAATCGTCCTTCAGCGCTTCGGTCTGGGTGAAGAGGCCGCTCTTTGGGGCATGGGCGAGGACGGCAAATATAGCAACGGCGGCAACACGGGCGGGCGCTATTTGAAAGCAGACCGCGACGGGACTGTGAACGTGCGCCGCCTCGACAGCTTCAAACTCAAGAATTGCGACTTTCTGAAACTGGACGTCGAGGGCTTCGAACTTTTCGCGCTGCGCGGCGCGCGCGACACGCTCGAGCGCTGCCATCCCGTCGTCATGATCGAGGTCAAGCCGCGCATGGCGTTCCGCTATGGGCTGGGCGGGACCGAGGCGGGGGATTTCCTCGAAAGCCTGGGCGCGTTCAAGTGCGGCGCGGTCGGCTCGGATCACTTCTACAGATGGCGGAAAGAATGATCGACGAACCGCTTGTCGTTTGGATCGGGCACGACGGCCGAGAAAGCGAAGCCACCGAAGTCTGCATCAAATCGATGCGCGCGCACGCATCAAAGCCACTGCACATTCAGCGCATCTCCGAGCCTGCCCTGCGTCATACAGGTATCTACCGGCGCCAGTGGATCATCAGGGACGGCGTCAAGGTGGATGCCGGCGACCATCGCCCGTTCAGTACCGACTTCGCATTTTCCAGATGGGTCGTGCCGACTTTGATGCAGCACCGCGGACGCGCACTGTTTTGCGACTCCGATTTTCTGTGGCGGGCTGACGTGGCCGAACTCTTTGCGCTCTTCGACCACAAGAAAGCCGTCCAGGTCGTCAAGCACGGCCCGCTGCCGACGGTCGGCACCAAGATGGACGACCAGGTTCAGCAGCCCTACTTCCGAAAAAACTGGAGTTCATGCTGTCTCTGGAATTGTGATCACCCCGCGAACCAGCGCCTGACGCCCTATCAGATGAACAATCAAACTGGCCAATGGCTTCACGCTTTTTCGTGGCTTGATTTGAACGAAATCGGCGATCTGCCGCACGAATGGAATTGGCTCTGTGGCGTCGACGCGCCAATCGAAAGCCCCAAGGCGGTTCATTTCACGTTGGGCGTTCCGACGCTCAGAGGTCACGACAAGCAACCCTATTCCGGCGAGTGGCGTCGCTTTCACTCACAGCCTTGATCCGCTATACATCGGATTCGGCGCGCCGTGAGGCGCCCCAGCCCATGAAGGAGTTGCGCCTATGGCGACGAACACCCCGTCCATTACGGCCGAGCCCGGCAGGAATTTTCTTCTGAAAATCAGCGATGGCACGAGCCCGACGGTTTACGTCTCGGTCGCCGGCCTTCGCATGAACGATATCACCATCAACGGCAATCCCGTCGACATCACGAACAAAGGCTCGAACGGCTGGCAGGAAATGCTGCCTTCGGCTGGCGTTCGCTCCGTCGACATGGCGGGCAACGGCGTGTTCGATGCCAACGTCACCGCTCCGCTCCAGAAGATCATGCAGTCGGCATTGAACGGCGGCACGTTCATCGAGGCCGAGGTGATTTCAGGCTTCGGCGACAAGTTCACCGGCACCTGGACCTGCGCGACGTTCAAGCGCACCGGCGACTACAAGGACGCCGAACTCTTCGACATCACGATGAAGTCGAGCGGTCCCGTCATCTACAGCCAGTCGTAAGATGGCCGAGAGCGCACGCCAGGAGATCGAACTTACGGTCGGCGGCAAGACCTTTTCGGTCCGTCCAGACTTTGTGACGATCAGCAATATCGAAGCGGCAACGCAGCAGCCGGCGCGAACCTTGGGCCTGCAGGCTTATGCGGCAGGCGTTCCCCAAAGCGCCCGCGGCGGCTTCCCAGAAATCTCCATGACGAACCTCGTGCTGGTCATCTTCTGGATGCTGCGCGGCAAGAAGGATGCGCCTGCCACGGTCGAAGCCGTCGGCGAGATCATCATGGAGGAAGGCTACGGCGACCTTTTGATGCCGGTCGGCAATTTCCTCACCCGCGCCCAGCGCGGCAACAAGGAGCACGAAAAGGAGGCCGCGCAGGGTGCGCCAGCGGACCCTCCGTCAAAGCCGAACTGACCGACGTCGGCGCGTGGCAGGAAATCGCGCTCGGATGGCTTGGCTGGACGCCCGACGAGTTCTGGAATTCCACCGTGCTTGAACTTTCGAACGCCTATATCGGACATTGCAAACGTCACGGCCTCGGACGCTGGGCGACGAAACCCATTGGACTTTCCGACGTGGACGCCGACAAACTGGTCAAGGGATTCGCCGATCTCAAGAAGCGTTTCCCGGATCGCAAGCTGAGCAAGCGGGAGAAGCGCGTTGGCGGCCGACACCATTGACAAACTGATCTTCGCGCTCGACGGCGATCTTTCACCGCTGAAGGCGAAATATGCGCAGGTGGAGGCCGAGACCGACCGCACCGCCGCGAGAGTTTCCCAAGCCTGGAAAAATGCTGCGATCGGAATTGGCGGCGATCAAGGGCCAGCGCTCAAGGCTGTGGCGGCTGGTGCCACCGACCTCGAAAGAGCGCTCGGCGGCGTCTCGCTCAAGGCCAAAGAGGCACGAGAGGCGCTGATCGCATCGAGCGGTGCCGGCGCCGCGATGACGGCGCTGTTCAAAGACATCGCCAAGGTTGCCCCAGCCAGCATGGCATCGCATACCGCTGCGTTTAAGCTGACGCACCTCGAGATGCTGCACATCAGCAGCGCCGCTAGAGAGTTGGCGACTGGCCAATTCTCGCGGCTGCCAATCACACTCGCCCTCATTGCAACCCGAATGGGCGGCGTGTCTCTAGCTGCGGTGGCGGCTGGTGCTGCGATTTTGGCCGTTCCAATTGGCATTCTTGCGGCGACGGTCAAGGTCGAATCCGCGCTCGCCAGAATCCGTGTTGCGCTCGCATTGACCGGCATGGCGTCTGGCGTCGGCGCGAGCCAAATGAGCCAAAGCGCCGCACAGATAGCGGCTGGCGGCAACGCTTCGACGCTCGGTGCCTTGGGACTGGCCGGGAATTTGGCCAACGCGATGGTCCCTGGCGGCCAGATTGCGCAGGCCGGCATTGCTGGCGGCCAGTTCGAACTCGCGACAGGCGCCAAGAGCGAAGACGTCGTCAAGATGATCAAGGAAATGTTCGACGACCCGGCCAAGTCGGCCAGGTCGTTGAACGACTCCATGAATCTGCTGACCTACGCTCAGACCAAGCAGATCGAAGACCTCACGGAGATTGGCGACACGCAGGCAGCAGGCCGGATCATTCTCGACGCCTTTAACAGCCGCACGCAGGACGCTGCCGGGCAAGTCACTCACTTTGCGCAGATGCTCAACTACGCCGAAGTACAACTCGGCAACTTTGCTGGATTTGTCGGCAAGATCACTGGCTTGGGCGCACCAGGAACAATCAGCGAGCAACTTGCCGATGCGCGCGCGCACGAAACCAGACTGCAGCACACGCTCATTACCGCACCAGGCGAATTGACGGATGCCCACGCGCGCGTCGCCAACCTCGAAATGCTGGCTGCCGAGGAAGGTGACAGGGCGGCCGCGTCCGGACAGGCGGCAATTGCGAACAAAGCGCTCACCGCCGCTATGGCGATCGCCAACAAGGAAACCGGCGCCTTTGCGGAAAAGATCGACAAAGCGCGGCTCACCCTTGACGGTCTCGCTCTTAAAGAGCGGCAGATGCGCGAGGGCGGGCTCAAAATCCCGCAGGCGGTCGAAGACACCCGGCAAGCCTACGCGCGCGCCCTCGGCCTCGACGCGACAACCGGCAAGCCAATATCGGGTATCAACCCGCTCCAGACAATTCAGGGTCGCACGCCTGAAGCACTCCAACATCAGGCGACTCTCGACGCGCTTGCCGTCGCGGGCGCAGCTCCAGGATCAAAGACGCCGGGCTTGATCAGGGCCACCGCAGACAAGATGCGGGATCTGGCTGACCCAACGCTAAAGACCGGTCAGGTGCTCGCTCTCTACGCCGACCGTGTGAAAGAAGCCGACGCCGCGACGATCAAGTTCAACGAACACGCTGGCATCCGGATGGACCAGCGCATCAAGGATCTGCTGGCCGAGTCCGCTGCTGCTGTCGCCGTCGCGCAGGGCTACGACATCAGCGTTGCGGCTGGTGAGCGTGCCAGAGCAGCCGGCGAAGCCCACGTCATGGTGATCAAGAAAGAGATCGCCGCGACGATGGAGAACGCGGCGGCTCAGGCGTTGCTGGCCAAGGCCTTCGCGACGGCATCCGTGGCCATGTCGGAGAAACTGGCAAAGGATGCGCAGGCCATTGCGCTGCTGAAAGCGGAAACTGCGGCGGGTGGAAATCCAGCCGCTCAGCTGCTTGCCAAGGCGCGCGCCGACGCGACGGCAGAGACGCAACCTCTCTTCAACGCGGCCAACGCCCAGACAGGCGAGGCTGCTGCGATCGCGCTTCAAAAGGCAGGCGAGGCATTCAACACGGCGTTCGCGCAGAATCTGGAAAAGCTCGACCTCGAAACCAAGCGATTCCTCGAAGACGCGGCATTCAAGACCGGCCAAGACATCACCTCCGGTCAGGCCAGACTTGCCGGCTTGGCTGGTGGCAGCACGCCCGATGACATGCGCCACCTCGAGGCGTTGATTTCCGCATTCGATCTGGTTTCGCAGCACGTCAGCCAAGCGGACCCGAAATTCTGGGAATACGTCAATACCCAGGAAGCGCTGAACGTCGCCGCCTCGGACCTGAAAGACACCTTCGACAAGACATCGCAGGCCGCCGCGAGCCTCGCAAACGACATCACCGGGCCGCTGCAGAGCCTGATGACCGGTGGCTTCAACGGCAATCCGCTCGCCGCATTGACCCAGATGGGCCAGAACGTCCTCGGCACGCTGGTCAAGACCTACGTGACTGATCCGCTCAACGAACAGCTCAAGGGTCTGTTCGGCGGCATTCTCGGCGCTGGCTTGAAACCGGACGGTTCGTCGCCGGCGAGCGCGCTGTGGGTGCAGATGCTTGGTGGTGCAGGCGGCGGCGCTGCTTCAGCGTCCGGGGGGTTGGGTGGCGGCCTCAGTTCGATCCTGCAAATGTTTGGCATCGGCGGCAGCATCAGCGCCGGGCTTTCGACGGCCGGTGCGGATTTGTTTCTGTCGACATCCGGAGCAGTCGACTTCAGCTCGATTGCTTCGTCCGCGGCGGCACTGCTTCCGCTGGCGGCCGGTGGTCCCGTTTCTGTCGGCCAGCGTTATCTCGTCGGCGAGAACGGTCCGGAACTCTTCAGTGCCGACCGCAGTGGTCAGATCATCCCGCTCACTTCGCCGCGCGCATCGGCGGCCTTGGCGACCGCGCAGGCATCGATTGCCATGGGCAGCAGCGCCGCCGGTCGCTCGACTTCGTATCAGGGCGGCAACATCGTCCATAACTGGATCTTCAACGGTCCGACCGATGGGCCTTCGGTTCTGCGCTCACGCGGGCAAATGGAAGCGGCAACGACGCGCTTCGCATATCGCGGGGAGCGCAATTCATGAGCTTCGACGAGGTCCAGTTTCCGACCGGCATTTCATTCGCGTCGACCGGCGGCCCACAACGCCAGACCCAGATTGTGGTGATGGGGTCCGGTGCCGAAGCCCGCAATGCGCGCTGGCTCAACTCGCGGCGCAAGTATGACGTCGGCTATGGCGTTCGCAGCATGAACGACCTGCATACCGTGTTGGCGTTTTTCGAGGCGCGCAATGCGCAGCTGATCGGCTTTCGCTACAAAGACTGGGCCGACTACAAATCGTGCCCCCCAGACTCGACGCCGACGGCGCTCGACCAGGTGCTTGGCACTGGGGCCATCACGCCAATGGCGTTCCAGCTGATCAAAAAATACACCTCCGGCCCGTCAAGTTGGACGCGAACGATCCTGAAGCCGGTAGCCGGCACCGTCCTGACCGCGCTCAATGGCGTTGTGCAGGCTCCCGGCGCCTACACGGTCGACACGACCACTGGGCTTGTGACATTCACCGCGCCGCCCGGAGCAGGCGTCACCGTCACGGCAGGGTTTCAATTCGACACGCCTGTGCGCTTCGACACCGACATCATCTCGATCAACCTGAAGGATTTTGCCGCTGGTATAATTCAGAGCATTCCCGTCATGGAACTGTTCGATGGCACGTAATATCCCGGCGCCGATGCAGGCGGCGCTGAACTCCCGCGTGACGACATTCTGCTTTTGCTGGCGGCTACAGCGTCAGGACGGCACGATCATGGGATTCACCGAGCACGACGTTGATCTGACATTCGGTGGAGTGACCTATCAGGCAAGTACGTCTTTCACCCCGACGGCCATCCAGGACCAGATCGGCCTCGCGGTTTCAAACCTAGAGGTCGCCGGCGCGCTAATCTCAACCTCGATCACCGAAGACGATCTGCTGGGCACTCGCTATGACGGCGCGGCTTACGAAGTGTGGCTTGTGAACTGGAAGGATGTCACGCAGCGCGCAATTGTCAGTTCCGGAACTCTGGGCAAGGTCACTTTCGGCGATCTCGGTTTTCAGGCCGAGTTGCGCAGCCTGGCGCAGAACATGGCGCAGTATGTGGGCTCACTCTGCTCGCCGCGCTGCCGGGTGATCAAGTTCGGTGGCGGCGGGTTTGGCCTTGAGGCCGGGTGCGCGGCAAACGTCGCGGCGACCATTCGCACAGGGACGGTCGCCTCAGTGACCAACCGGACGACATTCACGATCAATGCGATTGGTGGCATGCCGGCGGACGGCACGGGCGGCACGCTTGGTAGCGGTTTCTACGCCGTCGGAACGTGCAAGTTCACTTCGGGAAAAAACATCGGCGTTGCCAAGGAAATATACACTCAGACCGGCGGCGTCGACTTCGTGATGAAAGAGCCGTTCCCGCTTGATATTGCAGCGGGAGACGCATTCACGCTCACGGCCGACTGCGACCGCACGCTGCCGGTCTGCCAGCAATGGGGCCAAATCCTCAATCGAAGGTCGGAAGACTACGTGCCAGGCGCCGATCAGATCTTTCAGGTGCATTCGTGACGCCAGAAGAGCAGGCGCGCGTCTCACTCGCGGCAAGAAGCTATGTCGGCACGCCATGGCTCGGACAGGGGCGGACGCACAGCGGCGTCGATTGCAACGGACTCGCGGTGGTGACGTATCGAGACGCAGGTTTCACGGTTGAGGAAGGGCGCGTCGACTACATCGGTGTCGATTCGGCCCGCCTGATGCGCACGCTGCTGCGCCATTGCCGCAGGCTTTCTCCGGACGAAAAACAAGAGGCGGCCGACATTGTCATCTTTGGCATACCGAACGCTGGCCACGTCGGCATTCTCGTCGACGGTCAAAACGGTCTAAACATGATTCATGCGCCGATGGGTGCGCGCGTTGTAGAGGCGCGGTTTGATCCGAACCGCGGCCCGGTCAAGGGAATTTACAGATGGCGCAACTAGCGATCATCGGCGCCGAAATCGGCAACGCCATAGGCATTCCATCGTGGGCAAACGCCCTGCTGTTCGGTGGCTTTGCCTTTCTGCTGAACAAGCCGCATCAGCAAGTGCCGACGTTCCGCTCCATGAGCAGCGCCTGGGGGCTGACATGGCCGCTCTGCTACAATTCCAATCGCATCGGGGGCAATGTCCTTCAGGCCAGCGACGTCAAGAAGGGCGGCGGCAAGAAGGGCAAAAAAGGCGCTGCGAAATTCTCGCAGACATTCGCCATCGGATTCTGCGAGGGTCCGCGCTCGATCGGCAGAATATGGGCCGACCAGCAGGTCATTTACGATCCGCGTCCAATCACCGATCCGCCGATCTGGCAGGCGAACACTGTCTATGGCGCGGGCGATACTATCGTACCGACGGCCGGATCTGCGAATCGCTGGTTCATCGCTACGGTGAACGGCACTAGCGGGTCGACCGAACCGACTTGGAACACTGCGGTCAATGCGATCACGCGCGATGGCGAGCAGGTCTGGAACACCGAACTGGAGCCCAAGAACCGCAAGGTCGGCAAGCAGTTTAAGTTCACGATGCGAATCTACAACGGCAGCGAAACCCAACTTCAGGATTCGGCGCTCGAGGAAATCGTCGGGGCTGGGGCTCAGAGTGCCTACCGCGGCCTCGTCTACATCGTGTTCGAGAATTTTGACTTGTCGAAGTTCGGCAATCGCATTCCGAACATCGAAGCGGAGACGTTCACGTTTTTGGTTCCGACGCCCTTCAACCCCGACATTCCAGACGGCTATATCGGATTCGGCGATCTTTGGATCGACCCAACCGGCGTGGTCGCTTACGCCTGGGGCAACAAGGACACGGTCGGGCCTGACGTCGTGCATAGCGTCCTCAAGGTCGACATGACTTCGCCCGCGGTATTGCAGAGCGGACCGCCGATCGCAGATCTGGGCTACCAGCACGCATCAAAACCGAACGCTGCCCCGAACGGCTCTTGGACCGGAAATGATCTGTGGTGGTCTGGGCGAGATCCAGTCGGCGGCGGCAACGCGATGGTTTCCGTCGACAAAGACACGCTCGCAATTTCGCATATGTGGCCGGTCGGCACGCCCATACTACCGATCCAAAGCATCATAATTCCGCCGTCGCTCAATTCGGACGGCTCAATTCTGGCCGGACTATTTTACGTTGGTTCCTACCCGAGTGGGTCGCAGTGGATTTTCTTGATGAATACGTCCGACGGCACGGCTCTTTCGTATGACGTCTCTGCCATCGGCGGCCCGGCGAACGAGGGCGCGGGGCTTCTGTTTACGCCGACTTTCGACAATAACAACAAGCTCTGGTTCTACGATGATCAGGGTAGATTCTGGCGCTTTACCGTCACGCCAGGCAGCCCGCCGGTGGCTTCCGCGGCCGTATCGTTTACTGGCCGTCCAAATGACGGCGCCCAGTTCGGCACTCTGGATTTCAACCCGGTGACCGGGATCGCTACAGCCTGGTCGCTCAATGCGTCCAGCAATGACGTATGGGTGATTCCGATCAATACGAACACCGACATCGTGGGCACGATCAACACGGCGACCAATGCCGGTGACAGCCTTTATGGCGGCTCGGTCGATATGTTCAACTGGAACACCAAGCGCTACGTCGCGCTCGGAGGCAACCACACCGACATCATCGGGCGCTACGACCGACTGACGGGCACAACGATCTATTATGATTATCTTGCCACCTGGAATGTTTCGACGCCGCTGACGCCCAATGGCCAATCGCTTCGGGTCACTAGCATCGGAATATCCCAGAGCGGACAGAACATGGTGGCCACGCAGTACAACCACATTCCGACGCCTCCTGGACCAGGTAACGATTTCTGGTTTTTCCCGTTATCGCCTTCGCAACTCACGCTCGCCGACATCGCTGCCGACATCTCCGACCGCGTCGGGCTCGCGGGTAAATACGACTATTCGGGACTTGCACCGACCATCCCGCGGGGCGTCAAAATGGTCGACCGCCAACCGGCGCGCCAGTTCATCGAATCTCTCATGCCAGCCTACTTTTTTGACATCACTGACATTGGCGATGCCTTGGTCGGAACGCTGCGCTCGACCTCATCGCTCTTGCTGACGGTGCCGGAAGCCGACCTTGCTGCAGGCACAAATCCAAGCCAGATCGTCGACAAGCTGTCGATCGATCGCGCCCAGGATCTGGAAATAGCGCGAGACCTCGCGATCTCGTTTTTCGATTACGAACACGACTATTTGCCTGGGACTACGGCAGAGGTGCGCAATCCAATCACGACCTATTCATCTGGCAGAAATACGCTGACGGTTCCCTGTGTACTGACGCCGCAAGAAGCGGCCAACATGGCCCAGCGCGTGATTTATCTCATGTGGATCGAGCGCAACATCTATAGGCTCTCACTACCTTTAGAATACCTGAAGCTGACGCCGGCGGACTCTTTCGAAGCGGTGCGCAACGGCCAAAACCACGTCATTCGCGCCACGCGCGTCACGCTCAATCCGACGCTCGACATCACAATCGAAGCCGTGAGCGAGGATTTCGGCGTCTATTCTCTGACGGCACCGGCGACGATCGCAGATCTGATCACTGGCTCGTTCGCTCCCGGCTCGGTCATTCCGATAGTTACACCGCTACTGGCCGTTCTCGATACGGCGACGCTTCAACAAGCCGACCTGCAAAATCCTGGAGTCTACGTTGCCGGGTCAACTAGTATCGCAGGCGAAGGGTGGGACAGCGAAAGCGTGCAAGAGTCGACGGACGACTCGACATTTACCGAAGTCACCACGCTGCCCGCGGAATCGATCATTGCGACGGTCGGAACGACGCTCGCCGACTGGCCGCGATTTACGGCTTGGGACCGAACGAACACGCTCACGGTCACGGTGCTGTTCGGCCAGCTGGCGAGCGCAGCCGAGGACCTGCTCATTTCGGACTTCACAAATCTTGCATGGCTCTCGAACGGCGAAATCATCCAGTTCGCCACGGCAACGCCGAGCGGCAGCGACTGGATTCTCTCGGACCTGTTGCGAGGGCGTTTCGGCACCGAGGCTTTCACGGGGACGCATGGCTCCGGGGAGACCATGGTTCTGCTCGACCCAAGCACCATAAGGATCGTCAACTATTCGCCGTCGGAGCTCGACGCCGTCAGATACTGGAAGGGCGTCAACGACGCCGATGTCAATCCGGAGACTCCAGTCCAGACCCTGACCATGACGACGAGGCGCCTCATGCCATACGCGCCCTACCATCTGCGCGGCGCTCGTGACGGGCCAAAGAACCTCACCATCACCGGCCTGCGCCGGATGCGCTGGAGGGGGACGCCCCTATGGCGGCCGCCTGAGACCGATCTGCCGGTGACGATCCAGGTCGACATCATGAACGGCGCGAGCGTCGTACGCACGATTACGTCGGTTGCGTCCGGAGGCGGCTCGTCGGTCACTGACGCCAGCGCATTTTCGGTCTATTACTCGGCGGCGGATCAAACGACAGACTTCGGCTCGACGCAGGCCTCGGTCAGCGTCAAGGTTTATCAGCTCAACGCGGTGCGCGGGCGCGGCTATCCCGGCAAAGCAACGGTCTAGGAGTTCGAGATGCCATTCACGCCGAACCTGAATATCGAACATCTCGACGCGAACTCGGACCAGCCCGAAGTCGTGGTCGACGCCGCTTTCGATGCGTTCGACGCCAAGATTACCGGCGTGGTCGCAATCGCCATCGACAACACGAACGTCGCAACGCTCACCCAGACCCAGCAGGCCGCGGGCAGCATCTTCGTGCTCGGCGATGTGACGCCAGGCTCGACCGGCGCTTTCATCGTGAACTTCGCTGCCTTCGGGATGGGCCTGTTCAGCATCTACAATTCGACCGGGCATACGGCTACCTTGCGAATCAGCGGTCAGCCGGCCGTCGCGCCGACTCTTGCCGCCAACACGCGCGGGCTATTCCAGAACGATGGCGTCAACGTCCTAAAGCTGGTGTGACATGGCAGAGTTTTCCGGACCGCAATGGATTTCCCGCTTTCCTGGCTCGGCCTCTCTCGACGATCTGCTCGACCCGTTCAAATCGATGGCGACGAATTTCATCGACGCGCTGCAGAACGGCGGTGGCACTGTCGAGATCAGCGCGACGTACCGGCCGGCCGAGAGGGCGTATCTCATGCATTGGTGCTGCCAGATTGCCGGCTACACCGATCGCAATGGCGTCCGACACAAAGTCGGAGCCGAGACTGTGCCACCCATGGCCGGAGTCGACATCGATTTTACCTGCGGCGGCAACAGTGGCCTCGCGACGGTCAACGCGATCAAGATGCGCGTCGGCTACAATATCGCCTATCCGGCTGCCTTGGTAAGCCGTCACACGCAACGCCTCGCGGTCGACATGACGATCGACGTCCCGGCCAATTCGACGATCATGGACGCTGACGGCAAGGGTGTGATCATCAACACTCGCGCCAACGGTTCAGACCCGCGCATCATCGCGATCGGCAAAAGCTACGGCGTGATCAAGCTGCTGAGCGACAGGCCGCATTGGTCTTCAGATGGGAAATGATCCGTGGAAATTCTGAAATGGGCCGCGATCGCCTTGGGCGCGTCTGCACTGGTCATTGTCATCGCGGCCACGCTGTTCTTCTGGTTTCTGTACTACGTCGACTTTGATCCGGACTAACTTGCCGCAGGCCCAAGCGCGGGCTAAGTATTGATCGACCTCACGAAGGATTCGTGCCATGGCCGACACATCAACCAGCACTGGAACGGGTAGCGGCGGAACGGCAACGACGACAGCCGCCAGTATCGACGCGGCCCTTTCAGCGACGAGAACAGTGCTTGTGTTAATCGGCGGCGTCATGGCTGCTCACGGCTACGGTGGAACCACAACCTACACGGTGCTCGAACTCATCATTGGATCGATCATGGTGGTCGGACCGGGCCTTTGGGGCATGTGGGTCGCTTGGACGAACCTGATTAACAAGCGGCGCGAAGCCGCACAGGCAGCGACCGCGACTGCCACGATGATGTCGAAGGGCTTGGCCCTTGGTGCGGATGGCAAGACCCTCATCGCCGCGAATGACGGCGTTACACCACCAAAGCCTTTTACATCCGATTCCGCTGCCGCGACCGTCGCAAAGTTCGGACCTACGCTCGCCGAAGTGAAAGAGACCGACGCGCTCAATGCTGCGCAACTGAAGGGACACTAAGCCATGAGATTTCAACGCATCGCTTTTGCGCTTCTGATCGCGGTCTCGCTGGCTGGCTGCACCACGGTCGGGCAGGGCCTCATCAGCGCTGGCCAGTGGGTATCGAGTTCGACGCCAACCCAGATCACGACCTATGCCGATGCCACGTTGGCGGCGACGCTGGCAACCAAGACGGTCGACGCGCTGGTCAACACGGTGCAGTTCGACCGGGCCACTTTGGAAGAGTTTAATACGCTGAACGAAGGCGTCCATAACGCCTGGCTCCCGCTCAAAGCGGCCAAGGATGCCAACCAGAGCCTCGTGTACGGCGGTTTCCAGGCCGCGCTCGACGCCTTCAATGTCTACTCGGTCAGCCATGGCGTGAAGCCTGTGACCGTCCCGAAGCCCGTCTAGGAGAATTCCCATGTCGCAGACACAGGCAACGCCAAGCTGGCAGACGATCTCGAATGACGTGGTCGACGTCGTGACCGCCCTTGCGCCGTTCGCGTCGGCAGCCTTTCCCGGAGCCGGTATCGCAATCAGCATCGGCACGAAGATTTTGCAGGGCGCTATCGCCTTGGAGCCGACGGCCGTGGCGCTGATCAATCAGATCAAGGCTGGAACGCCACCGACCGTCGCTCAGCTTCAACAGTTCGACGCCGACTATGAGGCGGCTTACCAAAAGCTCAAGGGCGACATCGCGGCCAAGATTGCGGCGCTCCCGCAGGGCTGATGACCGTCTACGTCCTGCTCATCGCCTATTTCCTGTCCAATGGAACGGTGATGACGGCAGCGACCGTCACCTATACCAAAGCCATTTGTGAATCGGCCATCAGCCCAATCGCCGTGGCGATGACTGGCAAGAAGTTCCAAAGCGGCCTCGTCGAGGTTACAATCGTCGACGTGCAAGGACAGTGCCTAAGGGTAACAAAAGCGGAGCACGCTTGATGACTGACAAGCAGCCCATGCAGCGCAACGGTGTTACGACGCCTTCGCCGGACCCAACGACGCTGACTACGGCGGCGCTTCGAGAATCCATAGGGGCACTGCGCGAACTGATCGGTGCTCGCCTAGACGGTCTCGAAAAGGCGACTGACCTGGTGCGCGAAACCATCTCTCATCGCTCTGAGGCCATAAAGGACGAAGTACGGAATCTGCAAAAGTTGCATGAGGAAAAGTTTCGCCGCATTGACACCCAGATCGCCGAGCGCGACACGCGAAGCGAACAGACCTCCCGTGACAGCAAGGTCGCCGTGGACGCCGCATTCGCCGCCGCGAAAGAGGCTGTCGGCGAGCAGAACAAATCCAACGCACTGTCGATCGCCAAAAGTGAAGCTGCGACGATGAAACAGTTCGACCTGCTGATCGGTGCCATGGCGACAGGCGGAAAAAGCGTCGATGACAAAATCGACGACATCAAGCAGCGGATAAGCGTGATTGAAACGACGCGCACCGCTTCGCACGAAGGCGTGAGCAACCTCGGAACGATGGTGCTCGGCGTTCTTGTCGGTCTGTCGTCAGTCGCCTCGATCATCGCGATTTTCATTAGTCTGGCGCACAAGTAATGCCCCCCCCCAAAGGTCGTGTGATGCCGCTACAGAACGTAATCCTAGACGCCTGCAGCGGATCGAGAGTGGTCAGCGGCTTGCAACTTTGGAAGTGCAAACCGTGCGCAGCGCTGTGCTAGATTTGAAGGGCGAACTTATCAAACATCGCGACGAGGACCGTGCCGATTTCGCCGATGTACGACAAACGGCGGAAGCCAACCGAAAAGAAATAGAGGCGCGGTTTACCGATCAAACTGAGGATCGTGCGCGCCACTTGAGCGAACAGGACAAGAAGCTCGATGATCTCCAAGGAATGGCCAACCGAGCGAAAGGTGCTGGCTGGGCGATCATCGGACTCATAAGCGCAATGGCGACATTCATTGGTGGCGCAGTTCTGGCGGTGGTAGAAGGCTGGCTGAAAGTGAAATAGAAGCGAGGCGCTCAAATGAACCCTATGGACCTCGTCAAATCGATCATCACGGCATTGTGGCCGCCGCGCGCGCCGTCCGGGGACATATTCGGCCGCTGGCGCGTTTCTATAGCCATGGCCACGATGGCAAACATAGCGGGCATTACGCTGGGCTTTGCGCTGGCGACTGGCTACATCGCATTCGTCTATTCCGGCGTGGCGAGCGCGACGGACGTCAAGGCCGAAACCATCGCCTTTGACGCGACGATTGCCAAGATGACGTCGATCCTCGCGTCGCTGCAGCGTGGTCAGCTGGACGCGAAGCTGCGCGACATTGACCGCGAGCTCGTCACAGACCGCATGGCCATTTGCGCGGCGCAGCGCGATAAGAACTTGGCGGCGAAAGCGTTTGCCGAACAGCGCTTCAACCAGGACTATCAGAACTACTACAGCCTGTCGGGTGGCGTCGCGTGGCGCATCCCCGATTGCTCGGAGTTAATTTGAGCAAAACGGAACACTACGCACGGCGGTGCGTTGTGATATAGTCCGCACCTACCGGAATCTCCGGCAACCCGAAAAGGGGAATGCCATGACAGTTTCGTCCATAGCGATGATCATTCTCGCGCTGATCGTAATCGCTGTTGTTTTGTCGCTGCTCTACGTGGGCATCTCAAAAATTCCGTTTGTTCAGCCATACCTGTGGGCCGTACAGGCGATCTTCTACGTACTGGCCGCGTTGGCGATCGCCCAACTATTCTTTGGCGGTGGTTTGAGCGCTTTGCATCTGAGCGTCTAGACGCGGCTTGACCCGTCACATTCGGAGCGTAGAACGTACCGATGCGAATCGACCTACACGTCATTTTTGAAAACGATCCAGATACCGAGCGCAAGCTGGACCGGATTCTTGCCGCGCTCGCTTCAATCACGACCAAGGAGAATACCATCATGGCAACACTCAAGGACATTCAGGACGACGTCGCGTCGGAAACCACAGTCGTGGACTCGGTCGTGACTTTGCTGGAATCGCTTTCGGCTCAGCTTACCGCTGCGATCGCGGCGAACGATCCGGTTGCGCTGCAAGGAATCGTCGACAACATTACCGCCAATAAGACGAAATTGGCCAGCGCCGTCGCCCAGAACACGCCAGCCGCACCTCCGGGAAATCCACCGGCGACACCCATCACCGGTGCCTGATATCGGCTTGACGTAAGTGCAAGGCCGCTGCTCTAACGGGCAGTGGCCTTTTGCTTTGCAGGAGATTTTCATGCGCACATTCATCGCAACATTGGCTCTTGCATGCGGTCTTGGTGCCTCGTCCGCCTCGGCTCAGATCACCGCTACCGTCGCCGTCGGCGCTCAAAGCTATCTCTTCGATTGCGCGACCGGCACTGACAAGGGCGATTACGTCGATCCGCAGGGCCAGTTCACGCAAGGCGATGTTGCCGTCACGCGGGCTGATTCACCACTGACGGTCGAATGCCGCCAGGACAAAACATCGGCGCACGTCGAATTGGTTTTCACGCTGTTCAAAGCCTATGGCGCGGCGAACGCCGCCGGCGCGCATCTCGGGCCCTACACCGTCACGGTCAGGAACGGCGCGTCGACCGTGGCGACAATCCCGGTCCCGAACCACTGGTGGGGCTCGCGCTGGCGCACCTGGAGCAATGACGGTCTTGCATGGAATGTCGGCGGCATGGCCCGGCCGCTACGGCAGACGGCGGCTGGTCTGATCACATCCAAAGCGGTGCTGCCCTACGCGCTGCAATGGAAAGCGCCGACGCCTGTGAACTGGACGCATTACGTCTACGCAAGTCCGATGGACAGCGCGGGCGTATATTTCAACATGCCCGACACCGGCGGGCGACCTGACATCGGCCCGCAGACCGAATGGGTGGCGCAGTATCTGATCAATCCGACTGCCGCTGGCGCCAGCGCGATCGTCTCGATCTCGGAGGCTGCTGGCAGCATCCCGATCCATGTTCGCGACGAGAACACCGGCGCGCCCATCGATCTGATCGCTCACAAAACAGCGGACTGGTACGCTAACTCCGGCGGTCCTCTGGTCGGCGGACCTGCTCACATCCAGCTCGATCTTGCGGACTGGCTTTTTCCTGCGGGGCGAACCCGCACGCCGTGGCATACCGATTCCTCCCATTTTCCCGATTTGGATTTTGTCCCGTTTCAGTTGACGGGCGACCCCTACTATCTCGAGGAAATGCAATACGTGACGACATGGGCCATGGGCGATCAGGGCAATGGTGCGGTCGATGCGACCGGCGGGCGTCTCATTCCGCAAAACGAGGAACGTGAGTGGGCTTGGACCTTCCGCTCCTTGATAGAAACGCTTCGCTCAACGCCGACGGTCACGCCGAGCTGGCTTCTCGGCAAGGTGTACTGGCAGACGATAGCCAACACTCAACTCGCGCACATGCAGAGTGCTTTCGTGAACAACCCTGCAATCCAATTCTCTGTGTTCAGGGCGTGGTCGAAGCAGCCGCCAGAGTTGAACTTCCAGGATGACTTCGTTGCTTACGAGACGGGCAATGCCGTCTATATGGGATTTCCAGAATGGAAGCCCGTGTTCGATTGGCGATTCGCCGAGATCATGGCTCGTACGAACGGAACGAGCGGCTGGAATCGGCAGTCGCCCTCCATTTACGGCCTCGTGATCGGACCGGCGACGACGTGGGCGCAACTCTATGCGCAATATGTGACGCAGGAATCCGCGTCCATGATCGCGCCGACGGACACGACGAGCTTTATCCACGTCGGTTATGCCGACTACCTCGTGAACAATCGGTTCTCGCTCGCGGTCGGCACGCTGCTGGGCGAGTCGGGCGCTGCCAGCGCGTTCGCGTTCGTCGATGGGATGGCCCAGAAGGTCGGCTACATGACCGGCGCAATGAGCATCGGCGTGAACGGCGCAGTGTCGCCGCCGCCGGTCGTGACTCCACCACCGGTCGTCGTTCCACCGCCAGTCGTAACCCCGCCACCCGTTGTCGTGCCGCCCAAGTTCACGGTCGGCCAGCGCGTGCAGTCGACCGTGGTTCTCAATGTTCGACAGACGGCCGACGGGGCGTTCGTCGGCTATGAGCTGGCTGGCGCGGTGGCGACCGTGCTCGGCGGACCGTCGACGGCCGCAACCGGTTCGGTCTGGTGGAACGTGCGTTTCGACAACGGCGTGACGGGATGGAGCGCTGAGACTTTCCTAGCCGCAGCACCGGTCGTCTTGCCACCTCCGCCGGTCGTCATTCCGCCTGTTGTGACGCCGCCGCCTGTGGTCGTACCGCCAGCGCCGACGCATCACCTGATTGAGACACTCGACGGCAAGGTGATCCTCGACACGCAGTTCTAGGACCAGCTGGAGCGTGACTGCATCTTGCGCTTCGGCCATTTGCGCCTCGGCTTGGTATTTGGCTTGTTCTCGCCAGCTAGCTCTCGAAACTTTCCACGCTCTGCCGCTTCACGTCTCGACTTGATCTTGTGGCACGGCTCGCAGCGCGTGACGAGATTGTGAAGCTTAAAGTATTCGATGCGCTGAGCGGCCGGCATGTGGCGGACTTTCCACAGCGGAATTTTGTGGTCGACGTGCCAGAGCGATACCGTTTTGAGGCCGACGTACGGATACAGACCCTCACGGAATCCATTTGACCAGCCGTAACCTTGTTCATCAGCATAGGTGATCGATGGCGCGGCCTTCGTGCCGTAATCGGGTAAGAACAGCACCATGAGAGACCAATCCTCGCGGCAGTCGACGCAGACGCCTTTGTCGCGATCAAAAACGTGACGGCGCGCAACCTCTGGGCTTTGAACAAGTTGCAATTCGGCGTCGCAGGAAGAATGTCGCAAGCGTAGCTGCTTGCGGACGGGCGTGCGCTCATCGTGAGGAAGTCCGCACCAATCGCACTTTCCGGCCGCTTTAGGAAGATGAATGCGATGTATTTCGTTGACCGGCGGCCTACGAAGATCACCGCTCACACCCGCAAGCCCCTAAAGAAATCCGCCGCCGTGCAGCCGTAGAGTTTGGCGAGCCGAGCAATCTGCGCCGGCGAAGGCGGATTCTGGCCCTTCTCGTACCGGCTGATCTGGCTGAAATGCACGCCGAGCGCCTCGGCAGCGGCAGGCTGGGCCAGACCCGCGGCCGTTCGGAAGCGCTTCAGGCGCGCGCCGAACTTGGCTTCGAAGGCTGCGTCCGCACTCACGGATTGACCTCAACGAAATGGCCACCGTTGCGCAAGACGCGCGGCAGCGTGCGCCAGATCAGCTTCTGCTTCCGCGCATTGTTGCGGCGCGCGGCTCGGTAGGTTTCGGCCTTTCGCGGCTGTCTCTTCGCGCTCATTTGCCCTTGCTCGCCTTGGTCTTGTCCATGATGGCGTCACGGCGTTGATCGCAGAGTTTCGACCACTCGGCTTTCTCTTCGGCGGTCTCGAGTTGCTCGTCAACGGCGTCGCGTAGATCGGCAACCTCGCGCACCTTTACGACCAGGCCAAGTTCCTTCGCCCAGTCTGCCTTTTGATCGGCCCACTCCTGGGCGCGGCGCGCGGCCTTATCGTCGACTGCAGGCTCGGCCTTCGCCTTGGTCTGCTCGACCGGCTTCTGGTCTGCTGCAGTCACGGCCGCAGTGATCGCCGAGGCGTTCGCAGGGTCAGTCGGATCAAGGCTAGTCTTCGGTGCAGACTTGTCGTTCTGCGCTTTCGCAGCCGTCCGCGCGAACTCGCTGCGCGATGGCCTCGGCGGCGTGGCCTCGCCGGGGTTGCGCATGTTCTCGACCGCGAAGGCTTCCTCCGGCGTCTGTTCGCCTTCCTTGATCGACTGATGGATTCCGCCGAGCAGAATCAGGTGATCGATCGTCACGTCGTCGGCGCCCTTCACGCCGAGCAGTCCGTAAATCTGTGCAGGCTCGACGCCATAGGCCTGGAATGCCTTGATCGCAGCGGCGCGCTTGTTGGCGATGGTCTCGCCCTTGCCGAACGCCACGCCGCGGGCCTGCTGATAGGCATCGTTCCAAAAGGCTTTCGGGATGCCCTTCAGCACCGCGTTGCGGATTGCGATCGAGCAGGCCGCGTTGCCCGTCACGCCGATCATGTCGTCGCCGAAGCGTTCGCCAGTCCTGTCGGTGATGCGGCGCAGCACCTCGTAACTCACGGCCATGTTCTTTTCGAGATCGTAGAATGCGCCTTGGGCAGTGATGAACTGCTCGCCAATGTCGATTACCCGCGCGCCGGCCCGACTGTTGCCCCACATTTGCACCGCGACTTCGGCGAAGCGGGCGGACGGTCCTTCAATCACTTTGCCGCCGCGCTTCAGGGCGTAGAGGCAGGACTGCGCGACTTCCTCGTCGAGCGTCACGAGCTCGCGCATCTGGCGGCGAAACAGAGTGATCGACCGCGGGTAGGCGCGCGCGGTGATGATCTGCTGATTGATCTCGCTGGCGTTGAGCTGGACCAATGCGCCAAGGTTCGAGTCGTCGGTGACGCGGCCCTCTTCCTCGATGTCCTCTTGGTAGTGCTCTGGCTGCATCATCTGCGGCGGGTTGTTTTTGTCGTTCATTCGCTTTCTCCTGGGTAAAATATCACCGGAGCGCCGACCCGTTCGAAGTCGCTTCGCTCCAGCCGAATGAATGCCTGCCCTGGCGCGGTGCCGTCATTGTGCGGCATCCAAACGTAGGCAACGCAGCCAAACGATTTAACCTCGGAAACGACCGCAAGCGCCGGACCCCATTTGTGGTCTGGAACAATCTGAATTATCTCGCGCACTTCAATCGGCACGATGTCTGGCATTTCATTCTCCTGTTCGCGTTCGGTTCTATACCGGCGCTCGCGCTATGTGCAAGGCTATCTGATCGCGACGTCCCGCTCGAAAATGAAGACCACGCCGGCCAGTTTGCCTTCGACGCGCTCGCTGTCCTTCGGGTCCGGGAAGCCGTCGCGGTGGGCACCCATCCAGCGGTAAGCCGCGCCGCCCAGCGCGTCCGTCGTCAGATACGGCCCCAACGGGCCACAGACCGCCCTCAGCGCCTCTTCGTCGGCCAGGTCATAAGTCCAGCGGCCGACTATTCCGCCGACCGTGCCCAGCTCGCCGCGGGTCTGGGAATGGTCCGCATCCGTCATGGTCTCATTGCGGCGCTCGAGCCGGTCCGCCCTATTCTCGGCCCGTTCGGCATCCACACCCAGCCGCTTTTCATCCTTGCCGGCCGCCTTCTGGTCAGCCGCAGCCCCGCGGGCGTCTGTCCGGGCCGCGCGCACGTCAGTCTGGGCAGCCTTCTGGGCAGCCTTGGCGGCCACAGCAGCCGCGTCAGCGGCGTCTCTGGCTTCCTTGGCCTTGCGGTGCTCTTCGTCTTCCTTCGCCCTGGCGGCCGCGCGTAGGGCCGCGGCGGCGGCATCTGCAGCCTCGGCTTCCTTGCGGGCCTTCTCCCGGCGCCTGCGCTCGGCGGCGTCAAAGCGGGCGTTGATCGCCTTGCGTAGTTCGCCCAGGCGGGCGCGGACTGTCTCGATCTGCCCCTTCTGATCTTCGTCGAGCAGCGGCGAATTGGCCACCGGTGAGACCAGATTGCCGATGGCTTTGCCTGCATGAACGAGGCCGTCGAGTTCGGCGATCTCAGCATCGGTCGCCTCGTCTGCGTTGGCCAAATCGTTCAACTGTTCGGCTCGCTTCATCAACGCGCGTGTCTCGCGAAGGCAAAGAGCATTCGCTGCCTTCTCGGTGTTGTCGCGCTCGCGCTTTTCGTCGGCCAGCCGGCGCTCTTCGGCCTTCGCCGCTTCGGCCCGCTCTTCGGCTGCGATGCGATCGCGCTCAGCCAGTTCGGCCGCAAGGCGCGCGGTCTCTTCGCGCTGGCGTGCTTCGGCTTCGGCCTGCTCAGCCTTGCGCTTGCGTTCGGCTGCCGCATCGGCTTCGGCTGCCAACCGCTCGGCCTCCTTGCGTTGAGCCTCGGCAGCTTCGTCGGCCTTTCGTGCGTTCTCAGCCGTCTTCAGATCCAGAAAGACCTGATAGCGTGGGCGCCAGACTTCCTCGAGCTTTTCGATCTTCTCCTGGCCGCTGACGAAGAAATTCTGCACAACCTTGACGATGCCATCCCACGGCTTCTTCTGGCTCTTGCGCAGGCCGTCCCATGAGGCGCGCGCATCGCGCATCTGGCCAAGCAGATCCTGCAAGGCTGCGGCTTCCTCGGCATTGTCGAGCGTCAGGCTGGTCGGATATTCACCGAGCGCATCCTCGAATTCCTTGATCTTGGAATCGATCTGCGGATAGCGGCGTTTCAGGTCCGCAAGCACCGCATCATTCGCGGGCGGATCAACGGGCGCGAGATTGTCGCCTATCGTGGGCATTCTGGCTGGCTGGCTCATCTTACGGTCTTTCTCTTCGGGTTACGTGACACTGGGAATTCTGAAAGTTTGATCGGCTTGTTGGGCGTGGCCTTCGGATCGTCCTTGCGATAGCGGCGGGCGTGGCCGAAATCCTTCACTTGGAACTCATATTCCGGCGCCGTGATCGGGTGCATTGCGAGCCTCGCCCATTCCGAGAATGGGTCTTTGCGTTGGCCGTTGACCTCACAGAGCAAGACTTCAAGCCCGGTCGGCTCGGCTGTTTCTATATCTAATTGTTCCTCGCGCCATATGCAAGCCGGACAGAGTACGCCATCCTTAACCAATCGTCGCTGGTAATACCCGCACTGCGGCAAATCTGGCATCTTCTGGCCTGGGGCTATGATTTCCTCGGCCCACCATAGGAACGGGTTTTCCAGGCGCTCAACTGGCCGGGCCAACTGCGGGTCAAGATTGAAAATTGCGCTCAGTTGCAGCGGCGCCTCGAACGCTTTCAGTAATTCCTTCAAGTGGCTGATCATCGGGCGCGGCATGGTCAGGCTGGCCAGATCGATCTTGAGCGGCACGTCGGTGCGCAGCTTGGCGAGTTTGTAGGACAGCCGTGCGTCGGCGCGGTACTTCTCGCGCTTCAGACGGGCGCGAATGTCCGGAAAGCGGATCTCGTCGGCGTGGCCTAAGACGCCTTCGAGGTCGCCATAGCGCCTGATCAGAGCCGCAGCCTTCTCGTCGCCGCATCCCGGTACGCCTGGAATGTTGTCGACGTCGTCGCCGCGCAGGGCTTGGAAATCGACGAACTGCCCCGGCGTGACGCCGAACTTTTTCAGCACGTCTGCCTCGAGCATCCGGCTCTGGCCGGGGATGACGATCTCGACCACGCCGTCCTTCACAAGCTGGTTGAAGTCCTTGTCGACCGAAACGATCGTGGTCCGGATTCCTGCCTTGGCCGCGCGCTTGGCGAGCGTCGCGATGATGTCGTCGGCTTCCCAACCTTTCGCCGTGATCGGCGTCAGGCCGAGCGTTTCGGCGACGTGCAAAAGGTAGGGGAATTGCACCGTCAGCTCTTCTGAGCGCTCGCCCCGATTGGCTTTGTAGGCGGGAAATAACCGGTGCCTAAAATTCTTTCCTGGGCCGTCAAATATCGCGGCCGCTAATGTCGGACGGTCGGCTTCGGCGGCGCCGATCATGCGCCAAAGCAGGCTCATGAAGCCGAGGATTGCCGAAGTCGGAAGACCGTCACTGTCTCTGAATCTTGGGATTGCGCTGTGAAATGCGCGATGCGCAAAGCCCGACGAGTCCACCAGCATGAGGTGATCAGCCACGCGACGGCCCTTTGATTTCTGGAAAGAATAGCGTGATCGTGAGAGCGCCGAATTCGTCAACCTCTTCGTCCGAGATCAGGACTTTTGCCTCGCCGCGGCGGCAGTATTCGGCGAGGGCGTGAAGGCTCAGCGCCGCGTTGTTGCCGTTCGTGAAATCGAGTTTCGGCTTGATCACTGGGAAAGGCCCGCCAAGGCCACCAGGCCGACGATGACGGCCGTCTGCTCGGGCCGCGCCACCCTGCTAAACACCTCGCGCTCGGCCGTCTGTAGCCCGCGCCGGGCTTCGCGCATGGCCTTACGGCCGTCCTTGGTAATCGTGCAGACCACCGCCCGCTCGTCGCCTTTGGCGCCGCGCCGCTGGGTTATGTGGCCGTCACTAGCCATGGCTTTGAGAAGGACGGCTAGAGTCGAGCGGTCGATGCCGGTGCGCCGGACCAGTGCGATTTGGATGGCGGACCCGAACTGGGCCAGATCGGTCAGCACGCGCACGCGGTCGATCGTCAGCGCGGTTCGGGCTTCAAGGGCGTAGTTCGAGAGAATCGCCTGCTGGCTGCGACGGAGCAGTTCGTAAAGGCTTGGACCGGTCATCGGCCAGACACCCATGTCAGCGCGGCGAACAGCGCCGCGGCGCACGCCACTAAGCCAAGGTATTCGAGGAAGTTGCGCCAACGCCTCGACTTGCTGCCGCCCGTCAGAACGTCCTGTGGATCGACCTCGCCCATCACAGCCTCCCCAGCCATTGCACAGCCTCGAAATACGGCTTGATCCCGTAGTCCATGGCGACAAAACCGCCGAGGCCGATCAGGGCCACTTGCCAGAGTTTGATGCCGAAAAGCGCCATGGAATTCCCCTATACGCGGTCCACGGATCATTAGCCTAGTCTCGCGCCGAGTGCAAGAGGTCAGTTCGCGCCAGATGCAAAGATATTCCTTGACGCCGACTCCGGGCTGGCGATTATCCGTTCGGGCTGCTTCGGCGGCCGATAACCCACAGACAAAGGTGAACAATGGCCGAATCCATCAGCGAAGAGACAGGCGGCAAGACCGGCCGCAAAGCGAAGAAAGCCGCGAAGGCAAAGGCGCCGAAGACCAACGGCAAAGAGCCGGGCCCAGGCCACAACAGTCAGGAAGCCAAAGCCGCGCTGGCCGCGTTTTTCAAAGACATGGACGCGCTGAAAGACGATCAGGAAAAGATGAACGGCGAATTCGCTGTAGACATCGGCAACGTCAGGGAAAAGGC